ACAAAACAGATCCGATATAGAGATTGTGTACCAACTGCACTTGGTGACATTCAACTTGAGTCGACTGATACTGGTGGTACGTTTATTACATTTAACGCGTCGTTCAGGTTCTCGTATTTTGAACTGCTAAATATAAACAAGACAACAGGCGCAATCACTGAATCGTTTACTGTGACAACTACTTTATAATGGAGTTATATTATGATGGATCTTCAGTCCATTCTGAATGAATGGGAGCAAGACTGTGTGATCGACGACATGAAGCTTGATGAGACATCACGTGAGTCTCCAAAGCTGCATGCAAAGTATCTTTCCCTTCTCTCTAACTACAAGCTGATGCTCAAGCGAGCAGAGTTCAAGCAGAAAGATCTGCTCAAGGACAAATGGCTTTATTACAACGGTAAGATGTCAGAAGAAGATCTCAAAGACAAAGGTTGGAATCCAGACCCGTTTGACGGACTCAAAATCCTCAAGGGTGAGATGGACTATTACTATGAGTCTGATCCAGAGATCCAGAAGTCTGAAGAGAAAATACAGTACTATAAGACCACGATAGATACACTACAAGATATTATCGATAATATTAAGTGGCGACACCAAAACATAAAGAACATCATTGAATGGAAAAAATTTCAGTCTGGAAGTTAAACCATGCAACGATGCTGGTAGGATGTAACTCATCTATATCGGCAGAGCTAAACGAGTTCTTCTCGTTTTATGTTCCAGGCTATAAGTTCATGCCTGCGTTTCGAAGCCGTGTTTGGGACGGTAAGATACGCCTTTTCAATCAACGCACTAATCAATTGCCTGTTGGTTTATACTATCATCTCTTGAAGTTCTGTGAACAAAGAGAGTATAAGCTTCACCAGGAACCAAGTGATTACGGTATACCAGAGTCAGCTAACCAAGTTGACCCGAAGGAGGTTATGGAGTATGTTCAAAGTCTTGATCTGCCTTGGGCTATTCGCGATTATCAATTCGATGCTGTATGTACAGCCATCCATCGCAAACGAGCTATCCTCGTATCTCCCACCGGTTCCGGCAAATCTCTTATCATTTATACTCTAATCCGTTGGTTCTTAGATAACTCTGACAAGAAGATACTCGTCATTGTACCAACAACATCTCTCGTAGAGCAGATGTACGGTGACTTTAAAGAGTACGCACAAAACTCTACGTTTGACTCAGAGAACGAGTGTCATAGGATCTATTCAGGTAAAGACAAGACGTCTGACTCACGCGTTTACATATCAACGTGGCAGTCGATCTATAAGTTCCCTGCAGACTGGTTCTCTGATTTTGGCGCTGTGTTTGGTGACGAGTGTCACGGTTTTAAGTCTAAGTCTCTCACTACGATCATGGACAAGTGTAGTGAGGCAGAATACAGATTTGGTACAACAGGTACACTAGACGGTTCACAGACACACGAACTTGTGTTACAAGGTTTGTTCGGTAAGATACACAAGGTCACGACTACAAAGTCATTGCAAGATAACGACACCCTGGCTAAGTTAGCGATCACTCGATTAGTGTTAAACTACGATGATGCTACAAGAAGAAACAATGCAGGTCTTACTTACCAGGACGAGATCGACTATATCGTAACAAATAAGAAACGTAATCAGCTCATTCGAAATCTAGCGCTCGATCAAACAGGTAACACTCTTGTTCTGTTTCAATACGTAGAGAAGCACGGTAAAGTGCTGTTTGACTTGATAGAGAGTAAAGCTGCAGAGGGGCGTAAGGTGTTCTTTGTCTCAGGCCAGACAGAGACAACTGACCGTGAAGCGATCCGTAAGATCACAGAGAAACAGAAAGATGCTATCATCGTAGCCTCTCTGGGTACGTTTTCAACAGGAATAAATATCAGAAACCTACATAATATTATTTTCGCGTCACCATCTAAGTCTCAGATACGAGTGTTACAGAGTATCGGTAGAGGATTGAGAAAGAGCGATGATGGTCGAGTCACAAAGTTATTTGATATCTCTGATGATATGTCTTGGCAAAGTCGAAAGAACTTCTCTTTGTTACACTCGTTTGAGAGGCTGAAGATGTATCAAAACGAGAACTTTGATTATAAAACTTACGGGGTCGATATCGATGGAACTTAAACAGTTTAAGCTTACAAACGACGACGAGATCATCTGCGAAGTCGTAAAGTGGACAGATGACGGCGACGTTATCGTTCAGAGCGCAATGCGTATCGTACAAGGTGAAGATCCATATAAAGGCGTACGATTCTATTATTTCAGACCGTTCATGGTGTTTCAAGAGAAGATGCCTCAGAGAATCAATGCATCTCACATTATTGCAGAAGCTGACCCCACAGAAGAGATGATGGAACACTATGCAGGTGCGATAAATGATGAGATGGATATAGAAAAAAGTCGACAGTCTGTAACAGAAGAAGACATCGCAGAGTACAAGAAAAAAATCTCAGACTTGTTTGGCAAAGACGGTCAAGATGATGATATACCAACAGATAAGAAGTTAATACATTAATGGCATATTTGGTTCACCCACTTCCACCTGTAGAAGTTTACGTTCGAAAAGAGTATCTCTACGACCTTGAGAGAGGTCACGGAGAGTTTACTCCTGGTATTTGGATCTCGGTAAAGTCTGTACAGTATAAAGCACTTTACTTTGAGACTTTGTTAACAGAGTACGGTGCACTCTATGATAAGCTTCCTATCTCTGCATTCGTATGGAAGACAAATCACGGAGAGTTATTGCCTCTCGATACTTTGCAACTTTGGGATTGTTTTGACTATCATCTCACAGTGGTACAAAAACCTTTGCTCAGCATGTGTGAGTTTTTTGGTAAAGACAAAAAGATGCATAAAGGTGAGTATCTTTTTACTATAGATAATTGTCATCAGGACTTAAGTGTTATCGACACCAACTTTTCAGAACACGATCCTGAGCACAAATCTTTTAATATTATTCAACTAGAGAACGGTCAGTTTGCTGCACAACCAAACAACCGTGTGGTGTGGAGAGACAGTAGCCTTACACCTCCAAACTTAAAACAACCAGACTTTAAAGTTTGCACTCAAAATTACTGTGTAGAAAATAAACCAAAATGGTCTCTTGGTGATACAGATGAATGGCAATATAAAACTGCAGAGGAAAAAACTTAAGGTATACTTCTACCCCTCCGGCTGTTAATAGGATTATACCGTAGTTTTTGAGTTTTGTACATCATTATTTTTTCTATTTGATTGAATTAATTTAAGTATACTTTCGTTATTACTTGTGTTATAATATATGATGAAAGGAGCGAGTATGAACAAAAAAGAGAATGCTCATTATGTAAACAACGCAGACTTCTCGAACGCAGTCGTCGAGTATGTCACGTCTGCAAACGAAGCCAAAGCAAGCAACAAAACCGTACCCATTGTGCCTAACTATATTGCGGAGTGTTTCTTACGAATCTCCGAAGGCTTGTCTCACAAGTCGAACTTTATTCGCTATACTTATCGCGAAGAGATGGTAATGGATGCTGTTGAAAACTGTTTGAAAGCAATTCACAACTATGATCTATCGACTGCTACTCGGACTGGCCGGCCTAATGCTTTTGCATATTTTACTCAGATCGCATGGTATGCTTTTCTAAGGCGTATTGCAAAAGAGAAGAAGCAACAAGATATTAAATTATCATTCCTTGAAAACTTTAATATAGAGCATCTAGTTGGTGACGACGGTGATTTACAACAGGCAGAATTTGTGGTAGAATCCTTACGTCAACGTATCGATCGCGTGAAAGAATCTGATCGTCAGGTCAAAGACTACGCGAAAGAAGAGAAGAAAAAACGTAGGACTCGAAACGTAGATTCTGATTTAAGTGAATTCCTAGAATGAAAATTGCTTTTTTAAACGACACACACTGTGGTATTCGTAACTCATCTGAGATCTTTCTCAAGAACCACGAAGACTTTTACTCAAAGGTCTTCTTTCCGTATCTGTTAGAGAACGACATTAAGCAGATCATCCACCTAGGTGACTACTACGATCACCGTAAGTTCATCAACTTCAAGGCGATGAACCACAATCGCAAGTTCTTCCTTGAGCCGTTACGTAAGCACGGTATCAAGATGGATATCATCCCAGGTAACCACGACACTTACTACAAGAACACTAACGAACTCAACTCATTGAAAGAATTATTTGGTTACTTTACGAGTGAGATCTCTATTGTTATGCAGCCACGCGTGATGGAGTATGGTGGCATGAAGATCGGCCTGTTGCCCTGGATCAACCCGGAGAACTATGACAAGTCGATGGACTTCGTGCGTACATGTGATGCAGACATCTTGGGTGCACACTTAGAGTTGAACGGATTTGATCTGATGCGTGGCGTGAAAGCTACTGACGGTATGGATCATAAGTTGTTTAATCGATTTGAGATGGTGATCTCTGGCCACTATCACACTAAGTCACAGAAAGATAACATTCACTATCTTGGCAGCCAGATGGAGTTTTTCTGGTCAGATGCAGGCGATCCTAAGTATTTCCACGTACTTGACACCGAGACTCGTCAAATCGAAGCTGTACGTAACTCATACACACTCTTTGAAAAAGTTGTGTACGACGACGAGAAAACAGAGTATAATGACTTTGACACGTCAGTGTTCGACGGCAAGTTTGTCAAGGTTGTGGTTGTCAATAAGAAAGATGCGTTTATCTTTGATCGCTTTATCGATCGGATTCAGAACCAAGATATCCACGAGCTTAAGATCGCAGAGAACTTTGAAGACTTCTCAGGTGATAACGTAGCAGACGACGACATCTCTTTTGAAGATACTGGCGAGTTG